ATTTACTAATGGTTCTCTACACACAATACATGTATTATTTTTAGAAATCCATTTACTATGACATTGTTTATGAATATAGTAAACTCCACAATGATTTAGTTGCTTTAAATTTGCTCCTTCTTCTAAGCATAGTATACAACTTTGCATCTTTAATATAGTATAAAGTTATATATTATTAACTCTTAATAGTTAATAAATAAAGTTATTTTTATATTGTTATATATTATAGTATATACTAATATATGTTATATTATGTTCAAATCTTATTAGCATATAGTGTGCCAGTTAATAACATAAAACCACACGTTCCTTTACATTCACATTCACATTTAGACGTCAATTTACATTTAGAAAAATTCAATAATGAATTAAATTTATATCATATTGGAATTAGTTTTAAAAATGAAGACACAATGTTGAGATATGATTATCGACCTTTTTGTGACCCTACTAAATGCGAATATAAAACAAGTTCTACTATTATAAGCTCGCCGACTAATGAAGTAATATTAAATAGCGAATTACGATTTGTAGACAAACTATATAGATTTTATATTCCTGAAAATGTTCCAAATAAAACCATTTATTGGGGACAAACAAGTAAAACACTTGAAGAAGTCGTACAATTTGAAAAAACATTACAAAAAAAATACATATTAGGTATTAATGATTGTCGCCATTATGTTAATCGTTTTTCCAGATGGGCTCTAAATAAACGCACTCCTATTTGGAAATTAGATAAACTATGGAATCACTCAGATTCCTAAAAAGCTTCTTCCAATTTTGCTTGTAGCAAACATACCTAATCCAGAACCTATTTGTAAATAAAATATGTCAGTTTTCTTGGTACAGCAAACTAAATAACCAGATAAAATAATGAAGGCAAAGAAAAACATCCAAAATAAGCGAGTATAAAAATCCATGGTTTATATATATTTTATTTATATTTTATAAATTATATAAAATAAACAGTTATACTATAAATGCGGAAAACTAAAAAAAATGGAAATAAAAACTATTTAGGAAAGTCTAAAAGAAGAGGGCGAGGAATCGGCTGTTCTAAACCAGCGCGAAAATCTAAATCGCGTAGTAAGTCTAAATCGCGTAGTAAATCTAAATCTAGACGTTCTAAAACACCAGAAACACGAGGTAGACACGTAGATATATATGAAGATAAAATAATTGCGGCAAAAACTGAACATAAAAGACTAATTGAGCAACTTGATAAGCGTGATTTAACAGATAAAGAGAAATATAAACTGCGTTTAGACAACGCATTAGAGCTAAATAATACGCTACACGAGCTACAAAGAGCAGAAATGTTGCGATTAGAGAAACTGGGACTTGATGGTCCGGCGCGCGGCACACGTAGCCAAACGCATAGTCCAGATTCTACAGTAGTAAGACATCCATACCTTGCCAATGTAATAAAAGATAAAAAATATACAGAAACTGCTATTAAATGGAATAAATCGGCGCTAAAACGATTTAATGATGGAACATACGAAAATTATAAGGAACTTGTTAGAAACAAACCAGGATGGGATAATGAACGAATGGCACCCGATATGTTAGCCGCGTAAATTATTTATTGTTTTTATTTAAAATAGATGTATTGAAGTAAAATCAACATGGACTGCTGAAAATAATCAACATAATATTTATTTAAAGCAACAAGCAGTAAAAGATGCTTGCTATTTATGTGAGATTTGGATTTATGATTCAAAAGGAGAAACAGTAGAGAAAGTATATTAGGATTTATTTAAAATAAATATTCATATAATTCAATATTTGATACATATATTTTTTTTTTTATGTTTTTATTTAATGTTATATTAGTATATAACTCTTCAAATAATTCATTTAATACTTTATTAAATAGATAATTATTTCTACATTCTTTATATGATATTCGTATTAAATATAAATTATCATTTGAATTAATATAATTATTTTTTTTCACATCATGGTTTCTTTGAATTACAAATTTTTCTTCTCCACCAAATAAATCAACCGCTTCAAAATGTTGTAATCCATCCTTTTCAAAATTAATGCAATAATCTTTATTATTAATTGTAATATTTAGGCAAGCATCAAATTTTAATAAATTAATATCATATAAATCTTGATATGATTTTTCATATTCTATATTTTTATTATTAAAATTATATTCAATACATAAATTATTTATACATGCATATAATATTTGATTAAATTTATTACATTTAAATTTAATAATATCATATTTATTTTCTTGATAAATATCAATTATTAAATAAATATAAATACCTTTATAATACTTTTTAATAATATTTGCCAATCTATAACCTCTAAAATCATCATAGCGTAATTTATAATGACTTTCCAATGTAATATATTGTAGATTTATTAAATGATTATCTAGTAATAATTTAATATTTTTTTTTCCTTCTTCATTTTTTGGATTATAAAATTCAAGAGGAACTATATATCTAATAGTTCCCTTTAATGTAATACTATTATCATTTATTAAATTGAATTCAGGGTATATATATTTTAATAAACAAACAACACTATTTCCAATTGAATTATTCTGTAAATCTCTGGCTATTTCAACACATCTGCTAGAATATTTATTTATTATTGTTGCTGTTAATTTTTTATAATCATCTGGTATTATTAAACATTCTTCGTGTGCTATATATTCTATAAATTCTTGTAATTTTTGTTTATTATATTTTTCATCATTATCTTCTTCGTTATTAAAATAATTTGCTGGTAATCTAGTTAAATCCCAGGGTTTTATATTATATTCTGGATATATTTTATCTATAAATTTATATAAAGACCCCGACAAATGATTTGATATAAATGAACCTCCTCTAGTTTTTAATAATAAGTCACCATTAATAGTTAATAAAATATTATAAATTTTATCATATTCACTTAATTCTTCCGAAAAATTATATTTGGTATAAATTTCATACATGAACCATTTTTTTATATTCTCTATATTAAAGCTACTATCTTGATTTATAAAATAATTATTCAACCCTTTAAAATACCAAGGAATTAATTCTCTATTTGGATATAAATTTTTAATAATATCATAAATGGAATGTTTATAATAATTAATTAATGTACATGCTTTATGGCTCTCCAATAATTTAAGTTCTATATTATAAATATTATCTGAATTAATATCAATATTATTAGCTGATAGAAATGCTTCAAATAATTCTCGTCTATTAGCTTCAATATCTAAAATTCCGCTAGGAATTGGGTTAAAATAATACCATTTTAAATTTTTGTCTGGAAATAGAGTAATTATTCCCTGAGCGACGTTGTCGACATGCAGATAAATACTAGACATATATTTTCTAAAAATACTTCTATTACAATCGTATATCTCTTGATTTGTTTTAATATTTTCTTTTTCAAAAATTATTTCAAAAATTCTCTTAACGTTATCTGGATTATTAAAGAATTTTTTGGGTAACTCTATATTATTAATAATATGATGATTAATATCTATAGGTTGATGTTGTGAACAATAATTTCTGTCTTTTATATCGGATTTTTTATATTGATTTCCTACTCTTCTACTACAATCTAGATTTAAACATACATGTCTAAAAACTCCGTTTATATTTTTTGATCTACCAAAAGGCATTATATTTTATTTCTTATAATATTTATCATTTATTTATATATCAATTTTAATCTAAAAAAATTGATTTATTATTATACTAGCTTTGTTTATAGTATAATAATAAGCATAATGCCTTTCACAAAAGCAACTAAGTTTTTATATAGTAGAACACTCTTCAATATGTTATTTTTAAATGAAGTGGGACCGCTTGGGCGATGGAGTCAAGAACGATGTGCTATTAAAATTAATAAGAAAATAGATTTAGCAAATGAAGACAACTGTGGCCCGTGTGGTGAATATATATTAACAAAATTAGAAAGTGTTAATAAAAATGTAAAAAAGACAAACAGTCCGCATTTAATGGCTGAACACGAAGAAGACGAACTAATTAAAACCATTGATAGATTTTAGGCACTAGAGAGAAATAAGCTACTCTTTTATGTCATATAGTTCTTGGTTTGCCTGATTAAAATAGATTGTCCTATATTTTTTCATTGTAGCGTCTTTAATACGTTTTGTTTTAAAATAATTGTATGTTTTATTTTCTTTTAATAATTCTATTAAAAAATAGAGTGAATACATACCACATTGTCCGTCATTATATTGATGCGTAAACCCTTCATTGTCATCTACCTTTAATATTATATTTTCGTGTTGTGCTTGTTGTTCTACTCTATTAATTAATACTTTTATTTGCTTTGGCATTTTTGTTCCATTACTATCAAAATAAAATATGAACTTTTTATCTAAATCTATAAATAATGATATCCAATGTTTTCCGGGTTTATCGTGCGTATCAGTATTAAAAATTATTCCTATTTTGGTTATCTTTTTTTGAATATATTCTTTTAAATTAAAATTACATAACTGTTCCCATACACATGTTGAAAATACTTCTTTAGTATCAAAGTCAATTGGACTCGGCCCAATAAACTTAAAATTGCTATGCGATTTTTCATATTGGCTCATAATTTTTGTTATATCAACACTTGAAAGCCATGTAGATGGATTTGTTATCCACGTTTTTGGTGAAAATGGTTTAAATATTTCTTTAATTAATAACTCGCTGTTGTTAATAGAAGACAACTTGCTTTTTTTCAACCAACACAGTTCATCATAACACTCTTTGCTTAGCTTGTTTTTGAAAAATTGCCATATTTCTTTGCTATTATTTGTATTAATTTTATCATCACTATTACTATTCCATAGTTCCTTAAATGTTTGTAAATTATTTCTAGAATAACAAGTAAAATCTTTTAGTTCTGGATCATTATTATTATTTTTTTGTGGTGCACATTTTAATCTCTTAAACTTATTTTGTGTTAGTTTATTTTGTCCGACTTTGTGTTTTTTTTTGTGTCGTGTTTGTCTATATTTACTATATTTTTGTTTACCATTTAAAATGTTTTTAAAATTCATTATAACTATATTATAACTATATAAAAAGAATATAAATAATTTATTCCCTTATTCCCACTTTTGTGGGAGTATTTTCTTATTAACAAAATTTGACTTTTTAGTAACCATTAAATCTATATTGGTTAACTTTTTTGAATTTGAACTATTGGACGACATTAATTTTAATGTTTCATTTATTATATTAAAAT